CAAGTACACCCGACAAAATCAAGAACATGCTCCTGCAAGGTGTCGCTACAATCAAGGTATCCGACACGGGAAAAGTGTCAAGCTCGATTACAAAGAAACAACTCCAAGTAATCAACAAGACTACATTGGAGGAACTTCTCAAGAAGTAATCGAGCAAGAGTTATACCACTCTACGCTATCAAGTGATACACATTACTTAGATGGTGGATGTTCACACTGTATTGATGATATAAACATATCATTACAATACGGTATCTAATAATTTACCTAGTGGGTTTCGGCTCACTAGGTATTTTTTTTAAGCCTACAAATCCCCACACGAGTACCACAATCACTTATGAATAACCACACGACCACAACATTTTTTACACACACACGCACACGGTTACCACACTCACTGTTGAAACCAAACCATAAAACCAATAACCATAAAATATTTATAAATAAATATTTTAAATATAGGATTCAATACGTGAAGCTAGCTGATTAATGTTAATGGAAACATTTGCTTTGGCTTGCAGATGTGAATAACGTACAAGAGAAAGGATAAGTCATGAGTAAACCAAAACGCACAAGTACTATCCCTCGTATGAAAGTTGCCGTAGACGTGGACTTCATACAATCGGATAGCAGAACTATACGTGCAAGTAAGACCATTACTCGTACAGATATTCCAAACCTATCGGGTATGAGAATAGAACACGTAGACATAGGTGCAAAAGAAGTACCATGCTGTTCGCTATGTGGTAAACACCTTAGTCGATACGGTATGTGTAGAGATTGCAAAGAAACTCGTAACGTACAAGAGTTAGAAAAACGTAGAGCTTTATTGCAAGACGAAGTATCTAACTATGTTAGAGATGGTAGCCATCGATACGTGAAAGGCTTCGACCATAATATTGAGAAAGGTTGTTGCCCTTCACATGCAGAACTCTTTGCGAGTTACTGCCCATGTGGTATGGCGATACCTAGTGGATTACAAGATTGTGAGGTGTGTTAATGGAAGAATTAACATTAAAAGAAATACAAAACAAATACGGGTACAAGTATTTTTATTTATACAAACTACCTTTTTGGAAAAAACCTAATCGTGAAAGCGATACTCTATACGAGGTGAGAGGTGTAAGTGATGAAGTAAGGGAAAATTACAATCCTATTGCGTATTACTTAGGAAGGGATACCTAATGGATAACAAGAATGTGAGGTGTGCTAATGCATGTATGTAATTGTGAATTCACTTATTGGAACCAGTACAGATGTACAGGTTATAATACAGTAGAAAGAGATGAGGAGTAATGAATTATCCAAAACTAATTAAAACAACTAATGACTATATAATGTATCAATACTTCGGTAGTGGTGTGTTAGAAATTGTTGATATGGATAGCGATTTCAAAAGACAATACATGGGCTACGGCAGACAAGAAGCAGTAAGACTGTTTCGAAAAGACAGAGAGGTGTGTAATGAGGACAAGAGTTGATGGATTACGAAAGCTCAATGAGGTGAGGAGGTATGTGCCTGTGAAAAAAAAGAAAATACGAGAGGTAAGTAATGGATAAAGAAAAATTAGAATACGAGATATGGGATGTGGTTGTGCAAGACCAACACGGTAAACTCTACAAGCTAGACTCCCCGTGGATAAACGAGAATTGGAAATATGATGAACAATCTGAGACACTATGGGAGGATTTCTAATGAACGGTGGAATGGAAGTAATTGAGTATGATGATGGCTCGTATGATGAAGTAACATACATAGTCAAGTCAATCTACAGTTATGACCACAACGGAACATTGAAAGAAAAATTGTATTACAGAGGAACACTAGAGCCGAAAAGATATAAATTCGTAGTTTCAAAAGACAATACAACGATAGAAGAGGTATACGTAGTATGAGTAAATATACAGTCAAAGATGTGGTAACAGCACAAGAAGGGAGCTATGACGAGGACGAGTGTCAAGCTATCCTTGATGTGTTCTTAGAACACTACAGTATACGTGACAAAAATAAAAATTACTTTGATGACTTTATGGCTTGTGTTCATTTCGTTAGTGAAGATGAATACAGCTACACGATATTCAATGACTTCGTAGAGGTATGGGGTATTGATGAAAAGCTCGTACCATACCTAGATGAAGAAGCAGTAGTAGGAGATTGCTCAATGGACTGGCATTGGGAACATGTAAAAACACATGCAGGTACAGAAGGTATCGTAATGTGG